CGCAGTAAACTCTTCGACTGTCATTTCTGCCGCAGTTTTCTCTGTCATGCCTCAGCATCCCCCTTCATTTTCATGCAGGCCGCCTGTCCTATTACAGCGGCTGAGTTGCCATTCATCGCAACGAAATCTTCTACCATTTTTCGCTTAATCATATTGCCGTGTTGCATACAGGCAAGGTGCGTTTTAAACCCCTTATCGTCCTGTGCCAAGTAACAGATAGACCCGCCCCCTACATTGAACTGAGTAACCACACAAATACCAATTAAAGCCTTAAACATTTGCCCAACTCTCCCTCACTAGCATTAACCACGTTTCAAAATCCACCTGCGCCACATAATCCATGCCAGCATAATCAGCACTAATGCTAGACATTCTGACAAGGCAATGAATGGGCTGACGGTCATACTTCCATATCAGGACAGGCTGGCAACCAGTGGCATCTGCCGCCGCTGTGCATTGTCGCCACCAGTCCGGCCTGTATGTAGTGCCGGACGCATACCGCTTTGCCTCTATGCTCCAGCCATCCACCCCAATAATGTCACCATGCAAACTGGCTCTATATTGCTCGATGTCTCTCTTCACATCCTCAATGCCAAGCCCATCCATAATAGCCCGACACAACTCACGCTCGAAATTAGCGCCCTTCACTCTACCGTTAGTCAATGGAACTTCTCCCCTTTGGTGGCAAGTAAGTCGGCAACTTCGGAGCCTTGCCCGTCAGGTTCTCAGTAATATCCGCGTCCTGAAACGCATCGTCTGGTATCAACTCATCCAGCAAATTCATCTGGCGCTTATGTTCCTCAACACTGCGCTCCCAGTTATCCCGAATCTTTCCACTGCTCATCTGTCAAACGCCTCGCACCAATCCTTTAGCCCTACCTGCCCCTTTGACATTTTGTAAATGTCCATCATGTGCAGACCGCTTGGCGGTCGCTTTCCATATATCCAATTATGCACCGTGGGTTGCGTTACTTCCATCTGCCGAGCGAACTCAGCCTGCCGCATCTTTTTGTTTACTAACCATTCTGCGAGTTTCATTTTAGCTCCTGTTTTATGTGTTGACAGCATTACCTATAACCGTTAGTAAAGTATATGAACGGTGATGTAAACCGAAAACTTAGTCAGGATTTATTTTGGAAAAATTAGACCACTACAGCCCAAGTCAGTTACTGCGGCCTATGGCAGTCTGGATGTTTCAATACATCTATATGAGCAAAGACCAGCGCAGGCAAATAAAGGTTGGGTACAACGCGGCTTTCGGCACGGCAGTGCATGGCGCAATACAGGCCATGCTAACGCTGGGTTTGGACTTTGACGCGGCAGTGGAGCAGGCATATTTATCGTTTGACTTTCACGATGCTCCGGCTACTGAGCCGGAAGAAAAGCGGGAGAAGTACCGCGAACTGATTCCAGATGCAGTTGAGAATGGCGTTGACTTATTGGCTGAGAGATACGGGGGCGCAGAAGAGGAGCGCAGAGTCGAGGTGTCCCTCGAAGGTGTAGACCTACCAGTAATGGGATTCATAGACCTGTGCGCCTCTGATGCTTTCTGCGAGGTAAAGACAAAAGCACCGCGCATGGGTGCTGTAAAGAAGGACGGCACACGGGGCTGGACTAAGGCGGCGATACCAGTCAAGCCACAGTTTGAGCATTTGTGCCAAGTATCCATTTATCAGAAAGCCACAGGACTAGAGCCTAGCCTTGCCTATGTGTCGGCAACAGGCTCGGTGCTGTTTACTCCCGACAACTGCGAGGAACTACAGCCGGAATATCTGGCGTTTTGTCTGGAAGAAATGCGCGGCAGGGCTATCCGCCGCCAGAACCTGTTAAAAGTATCGGATGACCCGAAGGTGCTAGCTGGTCTGCTAGACCCAGACTTTCAGCACCCGTTTTATTGGGACGAAGAACACAAAGAAGAAGCAAAGGAGCTTTGGAAAATATGAGCAACATATTCGCAACCATGTCACAGATTGACACTCGTAAAATTGTCGAGAAGAAAAACGGTTTCACCTACCTTAGCTGGGCGCATGCCCTACGGCTGTTAAAACAGCACGTTCCAGACGCTATGGTAACTAAGCACATATTCAAACAGGCAGACGAAACCTATCTGCCCTACATGGTGGACGCTCAGGGCTATGCCTATGTGCAGGTCACTATCTTGCTGGGCAAGGATGAGCCAGCCACCACAGAAATTATGCCAATCCTGAACCACGCTAATCGGCCTATTCAAAAGCCCAACAGCTTCGAGGTTAACGCCTCGATACAGCGTTGCATGGCTAAGGCTATCAGCATGGCAACAGGGCTTGGTCTGCACCTTTATAGCGGCGAGGACACACCTCAGCCATCACCAGTTTCTGCTGGCTCGGACAGCTCTGAGCAGAAGGCAGGGAGGGAAGCGGCGTCAGGGCAAACCGAAAAAAACCGTGATGTCTTTACAACTTCAGAGCGTCCTGATGTCGCACAACCCCTCAACAAGATATCGTCACCCCTGTCCATTGCGGATGAGGTGGCCTTATGCCCCGATATGGACAGCCTCAAGACGCTGTATAATCGGGTGCAGTTAAAGCTGTCAGCTAATGACAGGGAGTTATTCACCAAAAAGAAACAGGAGCTATTAAGCAAATGAACAGTTGCACATTTTGCGGCAGATTAGGCCGTGATTCAGAAATCAAAGAGGTTGGCGATAATAAGTTGCTATCCTTTACCCTCGCCTCTGACACAGGCTATGGGCAGAACAAATCAACAATCTGGATGGACTGCTCCATCTGGGGTGAGCGTGGCGCAAAGCTAGCTGAGTACCTAAAGAAAGGTACAAGCGCCACAGTTATCGGTTCAATCTCTGAGCGCGAGTATCAGAACAAGGAAGGCCAGACAGTTAAGGCTTTGCAGATGCGTGTTAATGAGATTGACTTCAGCAACCCAAAGCCAGCCAGCAATGGTGCAGGTCAGGCAATGGACGATGAGATTCCCTTCTAGTGTTTAGACGGGAGAAGCGGAAAACAAAGCAATCGCGCTATCCAACAGTCGACAATTACGCCGACTGCGCTCATTGCGGAAACCGCTTCAACTATCGCTATCAGGGAACGATTACACTTGCAGGAGAGGAGTTTTGTACCGATGAGTGTGCTAGAGAAAATTATATCAAGTCTGTTAGGGAAAGGGACGAAACAATCCCGTTTGACGCACTATGATAAACAAATCGAAAGGGTCGTTAAAGTCACCAGCGAAGTCACAGGGGTGCCAGTCTTGGAACTGCTGTCAAAGCGCAGAGCCAACGCAACCGAGCGACACATCGCTATGTATTTGTCAGTCAGATTGCTGGGTTGTTCATATCCAGAAGTGGGCAGGGCATTTGGGCGTGACCATACCACCGTCATGTACGCGGTAAAGAAGCTGGATAAAAGAGGGCGGGGAAGGACAAAAACCACCCGAATTTTGAAGGAAATTGAGCAGTGTCTGAGCGCATGACACTTAGGTACGTCATTCATGGCGAGATAAAAAAATACGAGAAAAACGGGTGGGTTATTGTCTCCCACCTGTCTTATCCTCACAGCAACCACGCAGTGCTAATGAAGAGGGTGCAAGATGACTGACCCAGTTAATCACCCCGAACATTACACCAGCGGAAACATCGAGTGCCTTGACGCTATCCGTGCGGCGCTCGGTGACAATTACAAGTATTATGTGCAGGGAAATGTGCTAAAATATATCTGGAGATTTAATCACAAAAACGGGCTGGAAGATTTAAAGAAGGCTCGGTTCTATCTGGATGACCTTATAGCGCATGATGACCCTGCATAATAAATTTGTAGCAGACGTAACTTTATCACAAACAACATCCGGCCTAGCTGGAGAATATATAGCCGCCGCGTCAGTCCTTGCTAGGGGCTGGCGCGTTGCTTTAGCGCAAAAGGACGCTGTTGACCTTATAGCTTGGCATCCAGACACGGGGCAAATGATGCGGGTGCAGGTCAAGGCCTGTCAGGCAAGTCGGCAAGATTCAGGACACAAGCATCGAGTGCATTTTCAAACAGGTCTGGGCGGCAAGAAAAGACTGCCGACAATAGCCGACTATGACATTCTGGCTATGGTCAGCACAGAGCAAAGAGTGGTATGGTATTTGCCTGTGACTTCTATCAACGTCAAGAAGTTCACCAAGCATACAACATTTTTTGAAGCGACAGACCTCGAATCAGATAGCTGGGCTAGAGCAGTGGAGATAATAAATGAGACAAATTCCAAATCGCAGACCGTGCATAACAACCAACGTGGGCGCAGGCATGGCAGTGACCGTTAGCTTTTGCCCTCAGACGGGTGATGCTATCGAGGTGTTTATGAGTGCGCGGGGCAAGGCCAGCGATAACGAAATGACGGACGCTATGTACAATTTGGGCGTTACTGCTTCCAAGCTGATGCAGGGCGAGTTTGACGAGGCGATATGATGAATGACAGCGTAGACAAGCTTATAAAGCAATTAAAGAAGCATGAGGGCATAGAGCTAAAGCCCTATAAATGCACCAGCAATAAACTGACCATCGGCATAGGTCGCAACCTTGAAGATGTCGGCATCAGTGAGCATGAGGCCGAGTTTTTGCTGATGAATGACTTGGATACTTATATGACAGCCGCCAAGTCTTACAACTGGTATGCTGGCCTGAACGATGCGCGGAAGGCGGTTATCGTGAATATGCTTTTCAATATGGGGCAGACCAACTTTAATAAATTTCTGAAGATGAAGCAGGCTCTTGATGTGGGTGACCATGCTGAGGCCGGAAAGCAGATGCTGGATTCGAAATGGGCAAAGCAAGTCAAAGGCCGGAGCGCAGAATTATCTAAGCAAATGGAGACAGGCAAATGGCAACCATAATGGATGAGTGGAAGGTAATGCCTCGGCTGGCCTTCCTAGCAATGATTATAATGGCCTTCAGGGTTGTCGAGTGGTATATGACCCTGCCAGCCGCTGAGGCCACTGTGGAGCGCTCTGGCTTCGTTTCTGTGGTGGTTGGTGCGCTGACTGGCGCTTTTGCTGTATGGATAGGGAAAGAGAAATGATACAGGCATTGATACCTGCCGTTAGCGGCATACTAGATAAATTTGTTGAGGACAAAGACACAAAGGCCAAGTTGGCGCATGACCTAGCCACTATGGCGGAGAGACACGCTCAGGAGCTTGCTAAAGGGCAGATAGCGGTAAATGCAGAAGAAGCAAAGTCAAAAAACATATTTATCGCAGGTTGGCGGCCTTTCGTTGGATGGACTTGTGGACTTGCTCTGTTTGTGCATTTTCTTGCTATTCCTATTTGTGATGTGGTAACGGCCTATCTTGGCTACCCAGCGCCTTCGTACCCTGCGTTTGATATGGACACGCTGATGACAGTTCTTCTGGGGATGCTTGGCTTAGGCGGCTTACGCACATACGAAAAGCAGAAGGGCTTAACCAAGTAATGCCGGAGTGGTTGCAATACTGGCTGGTGGCTATGGTTACGCTGAACACCACCGTTAATCTGATAGTGTTTTTCAGAGGCAGAAAGTTCAAGTCATAAGAAAACCCCCCATGCCGAAGCACAGGGGGCAGTCAGGGAGGAAAGGACTGACATCAGAAAGGAGTTAATGCTGGCAGTCCTCTCTCCTTTCTACAAAAGAAAGTGCCGCCGCGCAAGATGTAAATGGTATTGCCTGCACCAGCTTGCTACCCGTGAATATTTGCACCAGCCAATCACCCCGCTTTGGGCGTTGCTTTATTTTGTGCCTGTAAGTTGTTAGCCACATTTATGCCTCCTATGATAAAGTTCCGCACAAAGATAGCTTCTCATAAAACTGGTCGCCGTAAAAGTCTTCTGGCATCTGGTTGCTTTTCGATGTATTTTCCTTCGCACGAATTACTCGAAGATTCCACGGCACATGAAGACCGCATACTGCCTCACCGTTGCGCGGGTAATAATGGTCAACGTGATACTTGTCACCAGTCCGGCGCGTCCTCTTCGCCGCTTCTTCATAAAAAGGGGCGAAGACTTGCGGGTCAATACCCTTCAGCGTTGATTGCCTCAAGTGCTTGCGGCGCAGTTGTGTCTTAAGTTTGCGTTGTTCTCTGTGTCCAATGTCCTCTGCCCAGCGTTGGCGCTGACGCTGTCGGTGACGTTCCCGCCTGCCATCCCTTTTTTCTTGAGGAATGTCTAAATAATAACGCTGGTAATGGTCACGGTGAAAATTGGGATTTTCTTCTATACATTTATCCCGCCACGCTTTGCTCCTTTGTCTCCCGCCTCGCTCATGGTAGTATTCGTAATGAGATTGCAAAACTTTCTCATGGTTTTCACGCTTCCACCGCTTGCTAAATTCTTTGTGACAGATAACGCAATGACCGTATGGCAAGAACCTTTCGGCTAGATGACCGTTTGGGCATGGCTTGCCATTAAAATAAAACCGCTGTCCAGCCTTCTCGGCTTCTTGCCTAGTCATTATCTTACGCCCCATTTCAGCCTCTAGCTTCGCGGCATATTTCTGTCTTTGCTTCTTCAGCTTCTCTGGAGAGGACTTAAGGCGGTTGCACTCTATGCAGTTACCCGCCCCGTTAGCATAACGCGGTGAGATATGCCCGTTCTTGCACGGCTTGCCCGTAAAATACCGAGGCAAGCCTTTGTCTCTGGCTTCAGCCTTAGTAATGATTTCCATATCTATCTCCCTTCCTCCGTGTCTCATACTGCCTGCGCCACACTAGCTTGTCATAGGCTCTGAGCGCTTCCCTGCTGATGGGTTGCCCCGCATGGTCAGCATATTGGAACTGCTCGTTAAGCTGTTCTATGAGGGAATCAATT